ATCAATGGAGGAAATTTCTAAGCCATGGCAAGTATAATTAGAGTAAAAAGATCTACGGGCACTGGCGCTCCATCAAGTCTTAACTTTGGTGAATTAGGTCTTACAGTTGGAGCAGGAACCCACGGCAATAAAGGTGGGAGACTATTCGCTGGTGATAACTCACAAAACGCTCAAGTAGTTGGTGGTAGATATTACACCGACTTGTTAAGTATTGCTCCTGGTCTGGTAGCAGGTCAAGCAAACCCCACAACTGCAGCAAATGGATTTGTTGCTATTGTTGACCAGAACAGAAAGGTCGATCAGTGGAACGTAGATAATTTAAGATTAGATACAAACACATTATCTTCTACAGATACTGATGGAGACATCATTCTTGATCCTAATGGATCTGGAGAGGTTGTCATTCCTGATGATACCAAACTTACTTTTGGTACAAGTAAGGATGTCAGTATTGAATATGATGAAGATGGATCTAATCAAATTGTAGTCACTGGTCACGGATGGCAGTGGAACTCCCCCCAGATATTTGGTAGTGTTGGTATTTCATCTAACACTATTTCTACCAAGTCGGGTAGTGGTAATGAACTATTCATTGACCCATATCCTGATGGTCTGAGCAATGAAGGTAAGGTTATCATCAAGGGTGACCTACAAGTTGATGGTACGACAACTACTGTTAACTCAAATCAAGTTACAGTTAATGATGCTATTTTTGGTATTGGCGATGTAACCAGTATTAAGACAGTCATGGGGACTGTTGCATCTGGTGTATCTACTGTTCTGCTTGATTCAGTTGCTGGTATTAATACTGGTGACCAACTGGCAGTATCAGGTATTGATGCTTCTGGTATTGCTACAGTTACAGCATACAATACCTCAACTAAAGTTGTAACATTCACAGGTACAGCAGTTGGTGTCACTACTACATCGCAAATAACTGTTACTCATGGATTTGATACCAATACAGACCGTGGTATTTCATTCAGTTATAATGTAAGTAGCGGAGTTGGTAATAATAAGGTTGGTTTCTTTGGATTTGATGATAACGCTCTCTCAAATAATGTATCATCTAAAGATAACCATGGAACTCATGGTGATGCAAGCAGAAAGTGGACTTATATTCCTGATGCTGCTATTAATAACAATATTGTATCTGGAACCAAAGGTTTCTTAGATGTTAAAGGTATCTACTATCAGTCTGGTAACTTTAATACTGGTGGTTCTGTCTACTTCGACAGTGATGGTCTGCAAAGATCAACCAATGCCCCAACAGATGCTGTAAATTCAAGAACTTCTACGCAAGTTCTGACTGCTCTAACTGAAATTACAATCGCCTTGCCTTCTGGACAGTCGATTGCTCAAGATGCTCTGGTTACTCAGCAGAACAACAGCACAGCATTTGGTGTCTGTAAAGCAACGATTAGTAGTGGAACCACTCTTACTCTGATCGGTGTTCAAGGAACATTCGATACGTCAAATGATCTGGTTGTAAATGGTGCTAGTATTTCAGTCTCACCAAATACGGTAACTGTAGTATATGAAAACAAACCAACTTGGACAAACACTCTCGATGGAGGAACCTTCTAGAATTATGAATAGTGACGTTGACGTGAATATCTTGATTAAGAATTATCATTCTAAAATATCTCAATTAGTTAATCAGAATATTCTTTTAGAGGCAAAACTGGAATCTTTGACCAAAGATTACAATGAATTGCAAAACAAAGTTAAATATCAGGAAGCAGGTATCGAAGAATGAGCAAACCATCGACCAGACAAGAATTGATCGATTATTGTCTTAGGAGACTTGGATTTCCTGTTCTGGAAATTAACGTAGATGATGATCAGATTGAAGACCTGGTTGATGATGCAATTCAACATTGGCAGGATTACCACTTTGATGGTTATCAAAGAATGTTCTTGAAGCATAAGGTCAGTGGAGCAGATAAAGCGGTAATAAGGTCTGGTGTTACAACAACCACAGTAACTAATTCTTCTGGTATTGGTGTTACAATAGTAGGTTGGGAAGAAAACCAGAACTTTATTCAACTCCCAGAGCATGTTATTGGGATCAATAAAGTATTCAAGATGGACAACAGCACCATATCTAGTGGTCTGTTTAATATTAAATATCAAATGTTCCTGAATGATGTGTACTACTATGGAGCACTTGATCTCTTAAATTACTCAATGACCAAGACGTATCTTGAGGATTTAAGTAGGATTATCACTCCAGATACACAACTGAGATTCAATAGAAAAAATGGTAGATTGTATGTAGACATAGATTGGCGTGAATTCAACGAAGATAACTACCTCGTATTAGACTGCTATAGATTGGTTGACCCTGCAGATTCTACGTTAGTTTATAACGACTGGTGGTTAAAGAAATATACTACTTCACTGATTAAGAGGCAGTGGGGTCAGAACTTGATTAAGTTCCAAGGAGTGGCACTTCCTGGTGGAGTTCAACTGAATGGAAGGCAACTTTATGATGATGCCATGGCAGAGTTAGAAGTTCTAGAGAAAGAACTTAGAGAGACTTATGAAGAACCACCTTTCGATTTGATAGGTTGATGCGTTATGCCATTAAACTCTTACTTTTTACAAGGATCCCAAGGAGAACAAAGACTCGTTCAGGATCTCATTAACGAACAGTTAAAAATATACGGACAAGATATCATTTACCTTCCAAGAAAGTTGGTAAGTCAGGATGCAATTCTAAATGAAACAATTGCTACTGAATTTGATGATTCGTTCAGAATGGAAGCATATCTAGCAAACTATGAAGGGTTTGCAGGTAATGGAGATATTCTATCTAAGTTTGGTGTTCAGTCAACAGATCAGATTACTCTGATAATCTCAAAGGAAAGATATGAGGACTTTACTTCTCCATTCTTACAAGGAGAAGACGTTATAGTATCATCGAGACCAGCAGAAGGTGACTTGATTTATCTCCCACTCGATAATACTATCTTCGAGATCAAATACGTAGAGGCAAAGAAACCATTCTATCAACTGAATAAGTTATTCGTTTATCAGTTGAGTTGTGAAGTCTTCGATGCTGCACTCGATGAACAGGTCATTACTGGAATCGAGGAAGTCGATCAGGCAGTATCCGACTTTATATTCACCACCAAAATTACAATGGTTGGTCTTGATGCTCAACAGGCAACAGCAACTATTCAACTTGCGAAAGACCTTGGTGGTGGTCCAACCGATCTTGCTGTAAGCGAGATTGATCTCATTAATGATGGAACAGGATATACAGTTCCACCAATCATTGGTATTCAGACTGCACCTGGTGGTGGCGTCAATGCTTCTGCTGTTGCACTCATGACCCAGAGAACTGGTCAAGTAGGTCAGTCAATTGATAGTATTCAAATCACTAATCCAGGACTTGGATATACATTGCCACCAACAATTACAATCCGTCCCCAGAACAATAATGGCACTGGTGGTATTGCAACAGCAATTTTAACTGAAGGTGCTCTTGGACTTCCAAACATTACATTTGCTGGTGTTGGATATGGAGTCACACCGACAGTTGCAATTACAACAGCACCTTCAGGTGGAACTAATGCTTCTGCTGTAGTTATTGTTGATGCTAATGAAAGAGTTAGTTCTATTCGATACACTAATGCTGGTGCAGGATACACATTGGCACCAAACGTCACCATACAGGTCCCTGCGACCGGAATCAACTCCACTAACTATTTGACTGGAGAACTTGTCCGAGGCGTCTCTACGGGCACTACAGCGTATGTTCACAAGTGGGATTCTGATATTAATGTATTAGAAATTACAAATGCTTCTAGTAATTTTGCACTTGGAGAAATCATTGTAGGTATTGGAACTACTCAACTTGGATCTGATGCTGCTAGAAGAATTGAAGCAATTTCTGACCAAGACGAGTTTGATGAATTTGCAGATAATATAGAAATAGAATCAGAAGCAGATACCATTCTTGACTTTACCGAAAAGAACCCATTTGGAGAGATCTAAATAGTTAGTATAGGCAAACCATGGTGTCATGTTAGGACAGTATTATTATCATGAGATTATACGAAAGACTATCATATCTTTCGGTACTCTTTTCAACAGCATTGAACTCCGGCACACAAAGCAGGACGGATCTGAGTTTTCGACTGTAAAGGTTCCTATTGCTTATGGTCCTGCTGAGAAGTTCATCGCAAGACTGGAGCAAAAACCTGATCCAAGAAGAAGGGTATCGATAACTATTCCCAGATTAGCATTTGAAATGACAGGTATTCAATACGATAATACCAGAAAAGTTTCTACAATGCAAACCTTTAAAACTTTTACTAAAGATGGAACAAAATTAGCAAGAAAGGTTTTTATGCCTGTTCCATATAATCTAGGATTTAGATTATCAATCTTGACTCAATATAATGAAGATTCGATGCAAATTATTGAGCAAATTCTTCCTATATTCCAACCAGCATTTAATGTAACAGTTGATTTAGTGGATTCAATTGGCGAAAAGAGAGACGTACCACTAGTTTTAGAAAATATTAATTTTCAAGATAACTATACCTCTGGATATGAAGAGAAGAGAGTTATCGTCCATGACTTGCAGTTTACAGCAAAGACATATCTATTCGGTGCTATTGCTGACAATAGTGAAGGACTCATCAAAAAAGTTCAGGTCGATTATAATACAAGCACAAATACAAAAACCGCAAAAAGAGAACTCAGGTATATTGCTGAACCTAGAGCACTTAAGGATTATAATGACGACAATGCAACCACCCTTGCTGAGGATATTAATGAAGAACAGACCAAGTTCTTGGTTACCAATGCGTCAAGTTTCTTTGTAGATGGTTATATCTATATTGGTAAAGAACTTATACAGATTAGAGAAATTAGTAACGAAACACTCTTAGTGTATAGAGGAGTTGATGGAACTCAGGCAGATAGTCACATTAAAGGAGTATCCATTGATGCAGTCACCAAGGCAGATGATGATCTGGTCGAACCTGGTGATGACTTCGGATTCAGTGAAGAACGATTTGACTTCAGTGATTTCAAAACTTATAGTCCTAGTAAAGGTACAGATGTATGAGTGATCAATTTGACAGCATAAACGATACATTGGACGTTGAAGTTCAGGCAGGAGAAATCGTAAAAGAGACCAAAAGAGAACTCAAGAAAATCAGTGGTCAAGAAGATCATTTGAAAGATTATGAGTACACTCGTGGTAATCTGTATTCTTTGATTGAAAAGGGACAGGAAGCAATCAACGGTATTCTTGAATTAGCACAGGAAGGACAACAACCTAGGTCATATGAGGTTGTCGGACAACTTATCAAGAGCGTTGGTGATGTATCCGATAAGTTACTTGACCTTCAACAGAAGATGAAGGATCTAAATAAAGAGGAGAAGTCATCTTCTCCAACAACGGTAAACAATGCATTGTTTGTTGGTTCAACTGCTGAACTACAAAAACTGCTCAAGGATGGATTCAAAAAGGAATGAAATCATACAAGCAATTCCAACAGAATATCCAAGAGATTGATCAAAACCTACTAGGTCCTGGTCTTGGTATTGCTAGTGGTTTAAGTAGAACTGCTTCTCAGGCAATCGGCGGTCTTTCTAGATTTGTTGCTGGTGCTGCTGGTTCAGACGCAGTTCGCAGAACAACTAAAATTGCACCTAAGGTTAAATTCAAAGGTCCCGGTGGTGATCCATCTGGATCGGGTTTAGGTCAAGCACAGCAAAAGAGTAAGTAACCATGCCATCAGTATCCAAAGCACAACAAAGATTCATGGGTATGGTCCGTGCCGCCCAGAAAGGTGAGATGAAAAATCCATCACCTGAAGTGCAGGATGCTGCCAATTCTATGAAGAAGAAAGATGCGAAAGATTTTGCATCTACTAAGCATAAAGGTTTACCGGAGAAAGTAGTTGCTAAAGAAGCAGTCTACGGTGGTGCGGAAGCAGAGAAAAAGAAAAAGATTGATGCCTTCATGGATAAAGCAATGCCAAAGCGCACCTTTGACCAAATGGGAAGAGAAACTGACCGTCGCACTGGTAAACTCAAAGAGGATATGAAAGGTTACGGAGAAGAGAGGTTCTGCGAACTCTGTGGCAAGATGGAGTACAAGGAAGAATGCAGTTATGGTCCTAAGATGTGGGACATGTTTACAATAAGGAACTTCAGTAAGTCTGTTGTAGTTCCAGGCAAAGCAACCTACGAAGAAGTCAACTGGAGACAAGAAGTAGCAGAATCGTATCTTAGAGTACAGGAAAGAGGAAGAACATATACTATTATCTTCAACTGGAGAGGAAGAACACTAAAGGTTCAAATGTTCTTCAATAAATTCTCTAGACCCACTAGAGAAGAAGTACGTGCAGAACTCAATAAGGTCTATCCCGGACCAATAGTGCTATACTACAATCCAGTTAAAAGAGAACCAACTTTACCATTAATGTTTGCAGGAGATGCAGGAGGAGACGCAAATGAACCTAGATCCAGACGCAATTGAAATTCAGAACTTAAACAAAAGTTTTGAGTATATCAAAATTGCAAGAGAGATTGATAATCTACAAGAAATAGAAAACGCAAAGAACGTAGCAAAGTGCTATGTTAAATTATATTTGAAGACACAAGAAACTGTGGCATCCTTAGGAAATTTATGAATCATGGCTGATAATGTATACCTTGGCAATCCGAATCTAAAAAAAGCAAATACACCGGTCGAATTCACCGAAGAGAATATTATAGAATTCGTAAGGTGTAAGAATGATCCTGTGTATTTTGCAGAGAATTACGTCAAGATTGTGAGTTTGGATGAAGGTCTTGTTCCCTTCAAACCATACGACTTTCAGAGGAAGTTAATTTCTAACTTTCATGAGAATAGATTCAATATTTGTAAGATGCCACGTCAGACTGGTAAATCCACTACGTCTGTGTCATACCTTTTGCACTATGCAGTATTCAATGATAGTGTTAATATAGGCATTCTAGCAAACAAAGCAGCAACTGCAAGAGACCTTCTTGGAAGATTGCAGACTGCATATGAAAACTTGCCCAAGTGGATGCAGCAAGGTATCATTGCATGGAACAAAGGTTCATTGGAGTTAGAAAATGGCAGTAAAATTTTGGCAGCGTCTACGTCTGCAAGTGCTGTCCGAGGTATGTCATTTAACATCCTCTTTCTCGACGAGTTCGCATTCGTCCCGAATCATATTGCTGACTCGTTCTTTGCCTCTGTTTATCCTACTATTACTTCTGGTAAAAGTACCAAAGTAATCATTGTATCTACGCCCCACGGTATGAATCACTTCTACCGTTTATGGCATGATGCAGAAAAGAGTAAGAATGATTATGTTCCTACAGATGTTCATTGGTCTGAAGTTCCAGGTAGGGATGATGTCTGGAAAGAACAAACAATTGCTAATACATCAGAACAACAGTTCAAGATCGAGTTCGAGTGCGAATTCCTTGGATCTGTTGATACTCTGATTGCACCAAGTAAATTAAGATCATTGGTCTACGATACTCCAATGACCAGAAATGCTGGATTGGATATTTATGAAAAACCTATAGAAGGTAGAGATTATGTCTGTACTGTTGACGTTGCAAGGGGAGTCAGTCTAGACTATTCTGCTTTTGTTGTTGTAGATATTACTGAGTTTCCACATAAAGTAGTAGCAAAATATCGGAATAATGAAATTAAACCGATGCTATTCCCCAATATCATATACGAAGTAGTAAGAAATTATAATAATGCATTTGTTCTTTGTGAAGTAAATGACGTTGGAGACCAAGTTGCTTCAATTTTAAACTATGATCTTGAGTATCAAAATCTACTGATGTGCTCGATGCGTGGTAGAGCAGGTCAGATTGTAGGACAGGGATTCTCTGGTAAGAAGACACAACTTGGTGTCAAAATGAGTAAAACTGTCAAACAGGTCGGATCACTCAATCTGAAGACAATGATTGAAGAAGATAAAGTAATCTTCAATGATTACGAAATCATATCTGAACTGACTACTTTTATCCAGAAGCGTAATACATTTGAGGCAGAAGAAGGTTGTAATGATGACCTTGCAATGTGTCTAGTAATATATGCATGGTTGGTCCAACAGGATTACTTTAAAGAACTTACCGATCAGGATGTTCGTAAGAGACTGTATGAAGAACAGAAAAATCAGATTGAACAGGACATGGCACCATTTGGTTTTATGTCAGATGGTTTAGAAGAGACTAGTTTTGTAGATGCCGAGGGAGATAGATGGACCACCGATGAATATGGTGACAGATCTTATATGTGGGAGTATCAGTAATGGGATTAGACGAACAGTTTAGTCTAGAACACTTACTGTTTAAAAAAAGAGTATGTCGAACATGTAAAGAGAGTAAAGATCTAATAGAAGATTTCTATATGACGAGAAAGGGTAGAGGTGTACTCCCGTCGTCATATTC